CAGTTTATCAACAGCGTCACTGTAAGGAACACTAACCAGAGGCTGACCGCCACGACTGCCATCAGGGTAGCAAGTAAAGCCCCGAAGACGATGAGCATAGCGGCTGAGGATATCTCCAAAGCCTTCCACAGTATCTTCATTGTTTTCCTTTGATCCCCACTGAGGGAGGTTAATCGTGGATGAGATAGACATATCCACGTAGTCTTGAACGTCAGCTTGGAACTTGATGCGTCTCTCAGGGTCACCTGCGAGGTCAATCGCAGACTCAATGTTCTCAGGGTTTACCCCGTAGTGATCAATGAGGTCCTGTGCAGCGCTGTCCACTACGTACTGGTAGTGCCATCTGCTACCTGACTTGAGGTAGCGTCGTCGATAAGCGACTGCAAAGACAGGCTCAATACCTGTTGTTGTCCCAGCAAGGATGCCAATACTTCCCGTTGGTGCAATGGCGCGGTTAGCGATAGGACGACTAACTGAGAGGTAATCTGCGTAACGTCGAGAAGTATCGTCGCTAACTCCTCGATATATTGAGAGCCATTGGTGTAACTCTGGGGTGACTTCATACTTGTATCCTCTCTGGATTAACCATTCGTGTATACCCATTAGACCTAAGCCCAAACGTCGATTCTTCTGACGGACTTGGTACACCTTGTCATAAGGAAGGTCTGCTCGTAGCGTTCCGCACAGTAGGAACTTGGTGGCCAACTCAGTGACTTCTTTGAGTTCTTGTAGGTTTTCGATACGTCCAAGGTTGAGGCTTCCAAGGTTGCAGACATCTGAGTCATCTTCACTCGTCACCTCCGTACATGCGTTACGTAGCGTCTCGTTCTCCTTGTCAAAGAAGTTGAAGGAGAACCCCGGTTCACCTGTCATGAGTGCTTGGCGTACATTTGCCTTGAAGACATCACCGGGGTCTCCGGTCTCCCACATGCCTTGAAGCCACTCAGTGTCGTAGTTAACTGAGATGTTCGTCATGTCTAACGGAGCAGAGAAGTTGAAGTCCTTCTCTTTAATATCTGAGAGGGAAGCTCCAGTGTCACCAACTGGTATGTCACTCCAGTTCTTAACGTTTAGGAACTCGTTGATGTCTCCATGCTTCCAGTTCAGTGAAGCGTAGATTGCAGAGCGACGGGAGCCGCCTTGCATAACATTACGACCAATCTCGTTAATGAGCTTCATTGCAGGTACAGGGCCTGAGGAGTCACCTCCAGTTCCACTTAGCTTGGAACCTGATTGGCGATACACAGAGTAATCAATTCCGATACCACCGCCTGTCATCAGGCAGCTGGTCGCTTTCCAAGCTAGGTCTGCCCAATCTTCTCTAGTGTCTTCCTCAGCGCGAAGTAGGTAGCAGTTGTTGAAGAACTTATTGCGTCTTCCAGCGTAGTAGATGTACCTACCACCCGGAACAAACTTAAGGTCCTCAATGAACTTGATCAGCTGATCCTTTTCACTGATTGTCATCTCTTCTCGACACACGTCTTCAACTAAGATTTTAGCTAGGTCTGCCCATACGGTGCAGTCTTGGTGGGAGTATTTGTGATTAAAGATGTCCTCGCTAAACTTTGAGCGGAACATAGGGTTACGGTTAGACCTGAAGGTCATTCACACCTCTTTGTAATTTTAAGGGAAGGGTTAAGTATCAGCTGGTATCGATGTATATGTATTGATATCTAAATCGTACTAGAATATATATTCATACATATACAAATTCAGGCTCTACGACTGATCGTCCAACAATGATTGGGTGAGCATGGTGCTCCATACAGCACATATGACTTCCGATGCCTTTCGCATCTCCTCGCTATGCTCCATCAGGTGCTCAAACACAGTGTCAATAGCGGCTCTGGAAAGGCAATCAAAGTAACGCTCTTCTGATATATCTATACCAGACGCGCAGTCTTCTAGTGATTTTTTTACTTTCTCTTTAAGCGTCTTGTCAGTCATCACGGATGCCTCGTTGTTGTTGTGATCTCAGCGCCACACTTAGCGCAAGTAGTGGTTTGCTTCATCATGGCTTCAAGGTTCTGAACCTTTCGGTACATATCCTCCCCAAACCGATCAGCAATAGATAGTTCCTTCTTGAGGCGTTTAATCTCTTCGTTACAAGCAAAGTGAGAGTTCATACCAAACCCTCCATACTAGGTGGTTCGTAGTTAGGACCCTTGAGTATCTTCCCGCCTTCATCACGCACAGGGAACCCACGGTCATCCAGTTTACTCATGTTGCTCTCGTGGACACGATTGAAGGCTGCCTCTAGGTCTAACCCGAAGGTAACCGCTAGACCGCTCAGGACGTACTGGAGATCAGCCATCTCTTTTAGGAGCCGCTTAAGGGTTTCCTTTCGAGGGTTCCCATGACGCATGATGTCTATTTGTAGATCGACGAGTTCATCTCTTAACTCATCAAACTCTTCTGCCACTAGTCGTTCCCTGAGTTCAACTTCAGCCAATAAAAAAGGGCCATCTATTTGATGACCCATGCACTTGTGAAACTCAGCCACTGCCGCCTCACGGCTACGAAACTTTGTCATTTACGCTCCTGTTCAATCAAGAAATCTACGTACTGTTTGATCTTCTCAAGGTCCTTGATGCCACCCTTGTCGCGCCATCGTGTGATGTACTTGACGATGTTACCCTCACAGAACCCAAGGCTATTACCCATGATGTACTCAATGGGCTGGATGGCGTGTTTCTTATAGTGATTCCCACCAACCTGACGGTTCATTGAGGATTCATATAGGACTTCATCTTCTACGGGTTCCATAGGATCACCTCGTCGTTATAATCAGTGTTTCGTAAGATACGTGCTAGTCTAGCTTGAAGGAGAGCCTCGTCTTCGTTGAGTCCAGCTTTCTCAAAGAGTGCGACAACAGCTGCCCACTCTGTGACTCCCTCAGCTTTCTTAGGGCCAATTCCGGGACACCCCTTGTAGCCGTCTGAAGTATCCCCCACTAGGGTTTGGTACATGTGGAAAGCATCCCCTTCCTCCTTTGTGATCGTCACTACTTCGTCATCCACGAGGTGCTTACCGGGGATTTGCTTAAGGTCCTTATCAGGTGACCAGATCACAGCGTTGGGGTCTCTAGTAGCCAAGATGCCTAACACATCATCAGCCTCAAGAGTGCCTATAGTCTGTGTGTCGTACTTCTCTGTGACGTAATCCACGAGCCACTTGTAAGCGAGAGGCTTACGTGTGTCCTTTCGGTGCGCCTTGTAGCCAGCCCAGACCCCCTTACGGAAGTTGGTTTTGTCTGAGAAACAGAACACGTTGTACCCTGAGAAACCTACCTGTTCCTCGAGGTCAGCTAAGGTGTCATAGAATACACTTAGGGCATCATCCAAAGTGGACATAAGGATACACGTACCGTCATCCTCATGTATAACCTCATGCTCTACAGCCGCACAGGACTGAAAGCATAAGATGTCAGCATCAATGAGAAGTGTGGAGTCCAACGACATTCTCCGCATCTGTTTTACAGTTGTATTGGTCAATGATGTCCTGAGCGATTGAGTTGACCACAGCCTTCAGTGTGGCTTTAACGTCAACGTCAAGCGTACTGTCAGCTGTCTCAGCTATCATCTTGAGTTGGTGAAACGGGGTCCAGATAGGTTGCCCGAACATTGCAGCTACTTCTTCTTCATTCATTAGTGCGTTTCCTTCCAGTTGTTACCAATCTTGTACTCACCAGTAAGAGCTACCTTCATGTTGAAGAACTCACCAGCTAGTCCAATAGACTTGACTGCGAGTTCCCCCACTCGTTGAGCGGCCATCTCTGGTACTTCGATTTGAAGTTCGTCATGCACCCACGCCAGTTGCTTAACACCAGTGATGCCTTCGTCTTCCAGCATGGTATGGAGTTCCACCATCCATCTCTTTGAGATGAGAGCCGCCGCGCTTTGCAGTAGCGTATTGAGCGCTGCGTGCGAACTACGTACACGGAGGAGTCTGCCGTCCAATCCAATAAGGTTGCCGCGCTTCTCAGCGCTACTTTGTACATCCTCAATAAGACGAGCGAGTGCTGGTGTCTTAGCCAAGAACCGATTCTTAAGCTTAGCTCCTTCACGAGCAGACTTAAGGTTAAGATCGTGGGCGAGGCGCGGAGGACCTGCACCGTAGAGGAACATATAGATGAACTTCTTCGAAGCGTTCCTGTCAGGAAGTCCCGCTGCTTCTTGGTTAACCGTGTGAATGTCACCATCCACTACCTCCTTGGCATACTTGCCGTTGTCGTACTTAGCCATGAAATGACCAAGCATCCGTAGCTCGATTCCTGATAGGTCAACACCAACTAGCTTGCACCCATCAGGTACCTTGAATAACTCACGACACTCAGCACCGTAGGGTGCACCTACAGATGGACACTGAGCTAAGTTAGGGTTCCTGTGTGTTGCCCTACCACTCACAGCACCGTTAGTGATGCAGTGGTGGTGGATACGTCCAGTGTCTTTAACCAAACGTAACCAAGCGTTATCACCCTCAGATAACTGACCAAGCCGCTTCTGTATCAAGAAGTATTCAGCGAGGAGTTGAGCCTCAGGCCAAGGAAGCTTTGAGAGTGTCGTCTCGTCTACCTTAGGTTTCCCTGAAGGTGTGAACTCCTTAGGCTTCCACCCACGTAACGTGATGAGCCTGTCAGCGATCTGATCCCGTGAGCCGGGGTTGAACACAATGTTCTTCACGGGTGAGAAGGGAGAGTCTTTCGTTAATGAACCACGCTTCTTGTCTTTGTAGTTCACTGACCGCTTAGGAACTTTCTGTTCCCCATTAGGCGACCACCAAGGTTTGAATGTGTCCTGTAGTTCTGCCTCAAGTTGGTCCCTCTTCTGGACAAGCTCAGTAAGGAGAATTCGAGCTTTGTCCAAGTCGAACAGGAAACCATTCCTCTCCTGTTGCGCCACGATCCACGCAACCTGATGTTCAAGCTCAATGGCTTTATCGGAGTAGTTCTTTGACTTGATTAGCTTCCACAGCATATCGGTGACTTCCACATCCTGTTCACAGTAGCGCTGCATCTCTTCAGACCAGTGCTCCCAGCCACCTTGGTAGTCGCCCTTGTGTTCACCCAATCTATAGCCCCATGCTGCAAGGGAGTGTGACCCAGTTAACTTTCCGGGCATCGTGAGTTTCCCTTTAGCGCGTTTGGCGTGATCTATGTCACTAATATCAGACCAAACAAGGCGACTACAGACGAGGGTGTCGATTACCTTGTGTTCATCA